AATGTTAACGCTGTCAAGAGCTCATCGCCAAAACGCAAAAAACCTGTTCGACTCGCAAGCTGCGTGTCGACAGGTTAATTTGTTACCAAATTACATCAAAATACTTGCCACTATGTGGCGCTAAATCTCAACTCAAATTCTGCTTTTCACCTCTTATTGGATAACCACAATTAGCACACTCATCAGGCCAAATAACTTCACCTTGTATTATCGAACATGAAGGTTGCCATCCACAAATTTCACATGGCTTTGGCTTCACTTTCCCTCCAAAATCCGCCCCCAATAAAACCATAATCTCACAGGGCTCAAGCTCATCACAGCGCAAATCACAAAGCCCCAGGGATGCTTCCAAGCGCCGTAAAGATTCGCCTTCACCTCGCGCCAGATCCACCACTTTGCGCGATCTCTCAAGTGGTACTCCTCATGGGCTTGCACGAACCGCTTCACCGGATCGGGCAAATCGTCGCGCACATATACGGTCTGGGTCGGCACATCAGCCCTACCAAAAGCCGGATAAAGCGTCTCTCTGTCCTGATATATAACGCCAATCATACGGCTATTACCTCAATTTGAATGGCCGCATCCGGCCTGTATGATTTATCCAGCACCCTGAACTTGTCGCCGCTTCCGATCAGTCCCAGCCCTGCCAGTGAACGAAACTCATCAGAAAACTCCACCACATCTCCCCGCTCCAAATCTGTCAGGTAGTATCCGCCTGCCAGCTCAATCACCAGCCGAGGCTCATCTAAATCGTCCTTAATCCAATCGAGAATCGCTTGGGCCATCGTAGCCCCGGTAATGTATGGAAAGGCCAACTGCTCACCCTCCAGCGTCCCATACTTGGTAACACTTCCCGAAGCCGTGGCCGTCACCACGGCCCGGTCCGCCTCTCTCACATCCGAATAACCAGACCAATCCCGTTGATATCGGGCAGTGAACGTATTCAGAATATCCTTTCGGTTTGTATATCGAATCCACACTTGGTTTAAATCCACCCGATATTCATCCAGTGTCTTATCGGTCGACTCGCTTGCCGGAATATGCACCAAATGATGGACCCCAGCTTCCCAAAACTCAATGGATTTTGCCTGGTGTGCAATGCGATTAATCAGCGCCCGCACATTTGGCCGCTGCAATATGACCACGGCCAATGTAAAAGAGTTGGTATTATAAAATGTCCCGGCCGCGGTATATGAAGTCGAATCAATCTCAGACGCACTCAAACCGCACCGGTCAATAAGCATATGCTTCAAAATATGATCCGGCCGCTCAATCAGCGCATTTGCGCTACCCGTATACGTCCCGGACCCATCATCCTGAAAGCCATCCACATCCACCGCAACTATGCCGCCGATCACCGCATCTGCCACCGAGTTCCCCGTATAGGACACGGCCCCGCTCCGCGCCGTCGTCTGCTCATATCCAAAAAAGCGGATTTCAATCGCCTCGATGGTCACATCCACATCGCCATCAAATGCGCCAGTGGTAGTCCACTTTATCCTTGTAGCTGAACTCGGCTCATCAGTGCTCGTATAATAAATATATGGATGCGACACCTCGGTATCGATTGCCCCGGTATCGATTTTAAAAAGGTCTTTACTGTAGCTCGATCCATCATACGGCTTATCCGCCTCCAGGGTTAAAGTCCCTTGTGTGCCCAAATCATTAACCGTCACACTCCAATGGATCGTTACCGAAAAGCCATCATTATTCTTTGTTTTATCAAAAGTCGGCGCGAAACTAATGCCATCACCATCAAACGATTTCCCCGTTGTATCACTGCTATCCCATGTTACAGGCAGCACTTCTTTCGCCCCGCCAGAATACGCATAATTATGGTCAGAAACGCCACGGTTCTCTACGTCCACATCATCTGTCAACCGTTGCGTCACTTGATCTGCCGTAAACTTAATACAAGCCTTTCCTGGAAACGAGGCATGCTCATCGCCACTCTGGCCGGTGTATGCCGTATAGTTCCCGCTCTGCCGCACGTTTTTGACATAGACCGCATCGATCGCCTTTACCGCATGGCCAATTATATAGTTGTACTCGCTCTTATCTTCAGCCACGCCAGATCCCGCATCATGGGCCGCGGCCGTCGTCCCACCCGTTCCCCTGGTACACCCGGTCAACTGATTGCTGCTGTTTCCCGTGTACGTGATCTCCTCGGCCCCAACCCGCACCGTGCCACTTGAGGGAAACGCACTGGAATCACTCAATGTCAGGGTCGTACCACTCGCTGTCACATCAGACACGAGCGTTGATAAGGCACCCGCATCCACCGCCAAAAAAGGCACTTTCTTGGCCTGGCCATATACCTGTGGCAGCATCTTGCCAATGTCATCGGGGTCGGCATCAGCATACGTGGTCGCATCTACAATATCATGAGAGAATTTATGGGCCACATCCAGCTCATAGCCTGAGCAGGCCACGGTCACCTCCTTATTGGTCATGCCCGTAAAATCTTCAATCTGCCCCTTAAAGAGATCGATTTCATCACTTGTGGCACCCGCCACATTCTGCAAAATCATCGATATCGTCACCGTCGTATAATGGGGATCATAGCTGCTGAATAGCTCTGTAAATCGATCGGCCCCGCCCACGGGCCTGTTATTATCCACTGTAAAGGAGGCCTCCCCTGGCGCGACCTCATACGTTATCGGATGAATCTTTCCACACTTAATCGTCCCCCACTTTATCACCAGGGGCTCATAAAGCTGGCTATCGTGTACACATTCACTCCCTGCATCGCCCCAGACGCGGTCACACAAATATAGGGTCAACCCGCTAAAGGCGATCTGCACCAACAAGATCGGCTCCACATTTGGGTTGTCTATGGCTTCATCATTATGCGTATTCAGGGTTTTCATGCCGATTTTCTCACAAAATCTCCACCACGCGCATCGTAACATGGACATAAGTTTTATGATCAAAGTCCTCACGTGGCACCTCCAAAAGCCTGCAAAGCCAGTAATCCCCTTCATGGTCCAGAATATAAAAGGGGAGCGAATACCCATCCAGATCGTCCATTGCTGCCCGAAAATTCGCCAGGTCAGAGGAATCCAGAAACAGGGTATACTTGCGCACCCGGCGCTCATCACCAAACTTGGTGGATCGTTCAATGCCGCCTACCGTCTTGTTCCACTGCACGTTGGCCAGCTCGTTTGCGACAGGATGTGGCCGGGCCTGTATATTGAATGTATACCCATAGCTCATAAAGATTTCCGAGCATTGGGGATTGGCCATACTGGTTACCGTCACCCGCCAGTAACGCTTGGTTAGATCACTACCCAGGGTCTTGATAATCTGATTATTATCTCCCTGGGTCCAGTCCGTCACCGCGTCATTGATGTCTGCGGCAAAGTTGTCTGTGGACCACTGCCACTGCATATCCTCGCCATTGAAGTTATGCTTTTCAATGGCCAGAAAATCCACAGCCAGGTTGCCGCTCGCCCCTTGGTCCACCACAAAATTCTTCGCTTCTGTGACGGTATCCAGCCAATAAAGCGAAATACACCGGTCATACAGTCGAGACTCCGGGTAGCCTGTGTCTGGTGTGCCCGTGACGGTTACCGTACCGGTTTCTAAAATATTCCTGGTGTAAAGCGTAATTGACATATTAATTCCACCGGTGATCCAGCTCTTTTAGCGCTTCCTGAAAAGCCCCAGCGACCTCTCTCATGCTTGCCCTGTCTCCGGTCATCACTGCCGGTGAAATGGTCACATGATAGGTATTACCGCCCCCTGCCTCTCCACGCCGCTCTGAGGCGCTCTCAGCCGGGTTTTTCACGATCTCCCCTTGGTGGCCATAAAACCACCCGGTACGCGGCAAGCCTTCCACGCCGGTTCCGGCTTGATAGGACAATGTCGTGGTTTGCGCTAACAACTCAGACCGCCTTGTAATTCTTCCCAAACGCTCTCTCTCCTGAGCTATTCTGCTGGTCATTATATTTTCCACCTCCAGGGCATGCATAATACCCTCCCCCCCAGGCAGGTTAAAGGCGTTGCCATATGCCACTGCATACGTCTCCAGCAAAGCGGCTAGGGTGCTTCCCGCCTCGTTGCGCAATTTTTCCAAAGCCACCATCGCCGGAGCGGCGTCGACCTTAAAGCTTGGCTCCAGACTATCAATCGTCTCAGCCGCGCCCACGGCCACATCCTCTACGGTTTGAAATGCCTCTGTGGCGGGGAGCTCTTGTGGCACCAATCCCGTCATATCAATGGTCAACGCAGGTGTGGTTGTGGATACGGTTCTTTCAAAATTCTTAATACCACCTTCCATCTCGGTAAGCTTTTCACCCAGAACCTTTATGCTTGATCCTTTACCCAAAAACTCTGTCACCACATCCAGCGGCCCCATGTCTTTTGTCTTATTATAAAACTCCACAAGTTTATGCATTGCCCAGCCAATGGCTTTGCCTATGGCCTGAAAAGCCGATGCAATGCCTTTGACAACCTGCAAAAATGTCTGCATGGTCGGTATTATCAGATCCACATGCTTTGCCACGCCCGACAAAAAGCTCACCAGCTTTGTGCCAATGATCTTCTTGTTTGTCTCATACCAATCGCCCATCCACTCGGCCACGGCCTTGACCTTGGGCCACAGCTCCTTGGCCACCTCCACAATGCCCTTGACCCAGTCGCCCACCTCCTGGGCGATCAGGTCGCGGTTCTTTTCCGCCCACGTGGTCGTCGCCTCCAGGACCTTTTTAATCTGTGGCGCCAGCTTTTCACCAATCAAAATGGCCTGCTTGCCAATAGCGCTTTTAAAGGTCTCCCACATGGCCTTGAGGGTGCCGGTATAGTCCTTCCATGCCTTTGCGCCTGCACCGGCCTTGTCTCCCATCACCTTTGTCTTTTCAGCCAGGTTCTTGAATTCATTCGCCGCCAAAGCAGACACACCCTGTATGGCCTCTACACTGCTGAACATGGCCGCCATCTTTTCCTGAGAGCCCCCTGTGGCCTTCATGAGCATCCGCAAGGTCTCTGTTAATCCCATTTCTTTAATCATGGCCTGTGCGCTCTCATAGCCCATTTCGTGGATGGCTTCGCCCATATCCTTGGTGGGCTTCATCAGCGCGACCAAAACGCCACGGTATTGTGTGGCCGCCTGCTCCGTGGAGCCCGCCGTTTGCGTCACCTGCGCAAAAGCCGCGCCCAGCTCGTTTTGACTTATACCTAAATCGTGAGAGATCTTGGCCAGCCCGCCAATCACCGGGATTAACTCGGCCACCGCTGTTTGGCCCTCTTTCTCGATGGTAAACAACAGGTCCGCGGCCTCGCTTACAGTCTTGATCTTTCCCTCATAACCGGCCATCACCTTGGTAAGCCCCTTGATTACCTCGCTCTGATCTACATGGGCCGCCTTGGCTGTCTTGGCCGATATCGTCAGGGTCTCAAGTGCCGCCTTGGGGTCTTTTACCCCGGCAGATATTACCTGATAATAGCCCCTCACCAGCTCTGTGGCACTCCCAAGCTGTGGCGGCAACTCCATGACCTTTGCCTTAATCGACTCAAAGCTTTCCGTGGTGACTTTCCCCATATCCACCAGGGCCGACTCAAAGCTGGCAAACTGCTCAATGGCCGCCTTCATGGTAAAAGCCGCGGCCGTACCCGCAGCCGCCACACCCAGGGCCACGATCTTCACACCCAGGGCTGCTATCTTAAGGGTCACCTCGCCGACCTTTTTGGTCAGCGTTAGGGCCGCACCACTTATCTTTGTAAAAGCATTCTTTAGCTTATCCGTCGCCCCGGTGCCCTTGTTGGCCATATCGTCAAGACTTTTGCCAGCTTGCTGCGTAAACTTCTTGACAACGACCGTGCCCTTGTCATCCACTTCCAGGGCTATTTCCAGCTTACTACTCATTTAGGTTTCTTTTCCCTTGCCACTGCAATCACTGCCAAAAACTTTTCATAAAGTTCCTGCCGTTCCCAGGCAGGCACGGCATATAAATCCATGACATAACTGATGGCGCCATAGTTTATCCCACCGAATCCATCAAACAAACCAGGAAAAGCCAATAAAATTAGCTCCCAGGCAAAGACATTACCCGGAAGCAAAAAAGGTTCCTCGCATTCATCGCAACGCAACTCTTCAACCAAACCATCCCTTAATGATCTTTCACAGACTTCGCAGGGACTCAGGCTCAGCCCGATGCGTCTCCCTGCGAAGTCTCGGAGTTTTTTATTTCCGTCTCCAGCTCGTTTGCCCGAAAGGCCTGAAGGTCTGTACAGGTCTGCACGATAAAATTATCCAGATCATACACTTCCCTCAGAAGCGTCATCTTATTCGCATCCGTGCACGGAATCTCATGATTGAGCCCCTCGCCCGTCTCAACAGAGATATTGATCAACCCGGCCAGCTTGCCGAGCGTAAGGCCCCGCCAATCCACAATCATCGTGGCTAGATTTTTTAGAAATTTTTCATCATTAATTTGTTTTTCTTGCTGGTGGGTCCTGCGATTAAACTTCCGTTCCGTGCTTCGCTCCATGACCTTTCGCATCATGGCCCGATCGCCATATTTTAACTCCAACTCAAACCCGCCAAAAGAGACCCATGCCGTCAGCTCTGTCTTTCGGTCTTTTACGAATCGTTGAAGGTCCATTGTGCCTCCTCTTCTCTAATAGTCGGCAGTAGGCAATCTGTACCATCACCCAGTTTGTCAACTGCCAACTGCTTACTGTCAACTGGTCTTTATGCATCTTCCACAAAACTCGGTATGCCCTGCAGGGCAAACTCAATGCGTTCTTTCACCACTTCCCCGATCGGCGCATTAACATTGAACTTGGTAAAGGTCACCCATACGAGCAAGTGGTCCCCTGTTTGATCCTGATCAGGGTCATAATTAAAAAGCTCCAGCAAAAAGTATTCTTGCGTACCATCCACACAATCCTCAAAGGCCTCATGGAATGTCTCGTTTGCAATAAAATACCCGTTCGCCCCGCCACGGCCCCCGGCCTGGCCTGGTATGCCTTCTTTCCACTCCTGACCCATCCTGGAGGCATCGGCCATATCCAGCTCAACCGTAAATTCCCAATCGATCAAATAGCCCACTTGCTCCATGCCGGATTCCACAATAAAGCCGTCGTTTCCGTCTACATCTACATTGCCCACGTTTCCGTCAAATGTGGCCTTGCCCCTGGTATAATCCATCACCAGGACATTTTTCCCGCCATCATCTGTAAACGTAGGCGGTGCGTTCGGGTTCAGCAAGCGCTTGGTCGTGTCCGTAATCTGGGCATCCGCACCGGACTCGGTGGTTGCTTCATCCTTAAAATTCCCAATGGTCCATTGGTCATTTGTCGTATGACCCGTTGTAGCCGCAAAAGTAATCTGCTGGCCATCATCCAGGGTTTGGGCCGCACCGGTAATGCTTACGCCCGTGGTCCACCCGCCACCGTTTTTACGCCACTTAAAGGTATCTGGTGCGCCCTCGCCGTCAATGACGACCTCATAATACGCAGTGGCCGCACCGGAAAAGCCCGTGCCCCAGGTCACGTCATTTAACCCATCGCCCTTAAAATTGTTTGGCCTTTGACGATAGAACGCCCCTAGCTTCCCATGTGTGGGACTCGTTGGAGAACCCATTTGCTACCTCCTTAATCCAGTCGGCAATAGGCAGTTGACAGTTGACAATCTGTGCCTACGCCAAGTTTGCCTACTGCCCACTGCCTACTGCTTACTGGTTCACTTACGCTGAATCCGTCAGGCTCAATGCCCCATTACCAACGAAATTCATCGAATAACTCACCTTACCAGCACGGGTTGGATTGATCGAAAATCCTATGATATAAAGATCCCCCGTAAAGGCATTCGTGCTGCTGTCCAGCAAAAACTTGACGTCGGTTAATTTCGTCCCAGGCGTGGCGGTAATCAGGTTGTCGATGAAAGCTTTTTGCTCTGTGTTTCCAGCCACAAAGTGAGCATTAAAAGACCCCTTCCATCCAGACTGTCCTATCAGCACCTCTTTCCAGTCCTGACCCTGGCGGCTTGCATCATCTATGTCTGTGTCAACGTCGATCTGCCAGCCCTCAGAGTAATCCATTGCCACGTCATTTTTCTCTACCCTCGAATTTTTTCCATGATATGGTACGGTGTTATAAGCCATCTTGTGCCTCCTTTAATCCAGTCGGCAGTTATATCCCAGTCGGCAGTTGACAATTGACAGCAGGCAATCTTCGCCTGTGCCTGGTTTGTCAACTGTCAACTGCCTATTGCCGACTCGTTCATTTATTGTCACTGCCTATTGCCGCTTTTTTTTCTTTGCCTGTTTCTTTTCCTCAATCAGCTTCACCCTGTGCTCAAAGAGCATGTTGCCTTCCAGGTCCAGGGCCTGCGTGATCCCTGCCGTGCAATTCATACAGCTCGGATCTACGTTTTCCTGGAGCTTTCGCGGGCAGCTCCCCTTCACCCCGCAAATGATTCTTATAATGCCTTTATATGGTGTCATTTTTCCTCCCTCTTGAGTCAGTCGGCAGTTGACAATTGACAGTAGGCAATCTTTGCCTGTGCCTGGTTTGTCAACTGTCAACTGCCTATTGCCGACTGGGTTGTCAACTGCCTGTTGCCGACTGATTCCATTAGCTCCACGCCTTGTCATACTTACTCGCCACCAACCCCAGCTCGCAATAATGGCACAGGGTCCCGCCAAACGTGCGGTTCTCCACCAGCAACACTTGTATCGGCCCGTTGTCGTCACACGTACTATTAAGCTGATACTTACTCCTGAAGGCGTCACAAATGCCCTCAATAAGGTCGTCCTGAAAAACCAGCTCACTTGCCTCGGCATCGTTTACGACATAAAATCCGTAAATCTTAAAATGATAGGTCCTGGTATGATGGCTTGTGGTGCTGCATTCTTCCGGCGTCTTGACCCTTGTAATCATCCAGCCATTAATCTTGCCATCACCATCCCGGAAAAGATTCAAAAACTTATCCCAATGCGCCGCCCAGCGCTGATAATCATGCACCACGCCAATGCCGGAGACGCCTGCGAGTATTGCTTTGATTTGTTCGCGAATATCCTTTAGAGCCATTTTCTTTTCCAAGTTGACAGTAGGCAGTTGACAGTAGGCAAACTA